CTTCTTTGCCTCCTACCAACCTACACCCAGTCTTCCATCGCCTGCTCCAGCGTAAGTGCTGGACGTTCGGCATGCGGCATAAAGTCGATCAAGTCGGCCTTGCCTGAACCCAACCGGTGAACCTGCAGCGCGATGATCGCCGACATCTGTTCCTGGCGATGCATCGGGTTGAAAGATCCGTATTTCTCCCGATACGCCGCCCACGAAAGCATTTCTGCGTAGCTCATGTTCCGTTTGAGCTCCGCAATCGTGCGCCCGCCGACTCCGTTGAGCACCAGCTCGTGGTGCAACTCATCGGCGGCCGTCAGTTTTTTACTGGTGCGTTGACCTCGTTCACAGCTTGCAGCAGCGCAATGCCCAGCCCTGGGTCAAGGTTGACCGCGTCGTCGAATGGCAACTCCTCGGCACCGTCAGGGCCGAGGAAAACACTGGCTGCCAAATAGCGGGCGTTCCGGTATTTCTGTCCCTCACCACCGACGAACATCGCTTCCATGACGCCAAACGCGTGCCGGCGAACGTGGATATCGAACTTTTCGGTAAAGGCCTTGCCTTTGACGTCGTGCGTCCACTCCACGGTTTTCCTCACGAAGGCGTCAGCAATGACGCCTCCTTTCTTTTTCAGATCAGCCAGTTTCATGTGATCGCCTTATGCTGCTTTGGGGATCCAGGCGGAACCGCCCGAACGCTGGATGGATACTGCTGTGCTGACGTTCGCGTTACCGGCGAAGTCAAACGGGAAGTCCGCGACGTAACCAGCGAACACGAACCAGGTACGGCTGTCGGGAAGGTTGAAATCCTCCTCGTCATTGACCGTGGCCGCCGCCGCTGCACCACTGCCCGCGCCACCAGTGAAGGCCACAGTTGGAGTGCTGGTGTAACCAGAACCTGGGTTGGTGATGGTGATGCCGGTCAGCGAACCACCGGACACCGTCGCGGTCGCTGTCGCACCAGTTCCACCGCCACCAGTGATCGCCACCGTGGGAGCGGTGGTGTAACCGGTGCCGGCACTGGTGATATCGATGCTTCCGACGCCGCCGGCGGGAGCCACAGTCGGAACAGCGGTGCCGTCAGACCAGCCCACGGCCCACTTGATGGTGGTTTCACCATCAGCCTCGGACAGCTGATGCAGGCGGATGTGACTGGCGTTGCGCGGATCCGCGAGGATGGTCATGGATGCCTGGCCCGGGGTGCGCAGGCCTTTTTTAGACTTGCGGACAGTGTCTTCGAGGCAGGTATCGTCGATTTGATCGGCCGGTGCGCCGCCTGGGTTGAAAGCCGTTGCGCAGTCAATCGGCAGCACGGTCGATGGGCCAGTACCGGACAACGGCGGTGCCAGGGCAAAAATCTTGGTTCCTTGGGTGAGGATCGACATGGGTTTCTCCGTATGTCGGGCATAAAAAAACCCGCACAGGGCGGGCATCGTTTACATCGGGCGGTCAGCGGGAAACCCACCAGTCCACGTCGAAGCTGTAGCGGTAAGTCTTGGTCGGCACGTCACGCGACTCTCCACCCCAACGGGTGACGTAGGCCTTTTGCTCAATGGCGTCACGAATGGCTCGAGCAACATTCCTGGTCTGTGTAGCAGCAGTGCCGTACACATCGATCTGCAGCTCGAACCGGTCGCTGTCGGGACGGTCAGCCAGATAGTTGTCTGGAGCGCCGCCAATCGTCTGCCAAACCGCATAAGGTTTGATCACGTCCGCCGGCGCCTCGCCAAACAGGTAGAGCCGGCAATCGGTGCCGGCGCCGATCAGCGCACCAACGCCGGGATCAGCCGAGCAAACCTTGAAAATGGGTGCGAACATCACTGCCCTCTCAGCGCTGCGTCGATCTCAGCACTCAACTCATTGGCGAATTTTTCAGTTACCGGGCCGATGTTGTCGGCTAAAGCCGGGCGCATGAAGGGCGCAGCTGGGTTGTGCTCGGTACCGAACTCGATATAGCGCCAGTGCCTGGTGTCGCCACCCGGGTTTCCCGAGGCATCTTTGCTGTATTGGTTTGCACCAGCACCGCCTCGAACACCCACGCGCATCACCACACCGCCAACCCGGGCACCTTCCTTGGGGGAGTCTTGCGTGACGATGTTCTTCCAGATCTTTGCGGCGGTTTCCGGATCGTCGATGGTTTTGGCCTTGGCTTTCCCCGAGTCACGGACAATGTTCATGGCTCGACGGGCTGCTTTCTTCAATCCTGAGCGCCGCAGCTTCGGCGCCAGCCCGCGCATCTTGCCGACGACACCATCAACACCGCGAAGCGTGAAGCTATCCATCGTTCACCCCCGTGGCCACCAGAATGCTGAGGTAATCCTTGCCAGATACCGGGTCGGCCAATGGCGGCCCAACAATGGTGTAGATGTCGCCGCGCTCCAGAATACGCATTGTTGGCAAAACACCAGGTCGATATCGGATCACGACACGCGCTGTCGCTTCGGCCTGCTCAGCCTTTGCAGCAATGAATTCGCGGCTGCTCAAAGGCTCAAATGCTGCCGGGCACTTAGCCCACACAGTCACCCAAGACTCCTCGAGGACTTCTCCAGTGTCAGGATCTCGGCCCGTCACCTTTTCCTGGATATCGATTCTCCGACGAAGGCGGCCGGCGCGGATCACAGCCCCATCCTCACGCGAAGAGGCGTCAACAAGTGCTTGGAGGCCATCGGCAGTTCAGTTGCCATGGCGCCCACCACTACTTCCTCACGGTTAGCGAACAGGTGGCCGAGTGTGAGCAGGCATGCCGCCGTGAACTCAGGTTTCAGCAATACTCCGTAAGCGATTGCGTCGATTTCTTCATACGCATCGGCGAGCGCTTGCCTGGCGTAATCAAGCAGAATGCATCGATCGCGCGTGTCATCAACAGCGTTCGCCGCCTCAACGGCAGCGGAATTCGCGTCGCGAGCAGACTGCATCAGGGTGGGAATACTTGCTTTTGCCAAATCCATGGCAGCCTGATCGAGAAACACGCGCCGATTGAGGTACTTCATGGCGGCACCCTCGGCCGCATCCAGCTTTTCCTGAACTAAATCTTGGTCTTCCGGTTCAGCCAGAACGTGTTTCATCGCACGCTCAATATCGATCAGGCTCATGTTTATACCTGCGGAGCTGATTCAGCGGTGAGTCGCTCTACTTCGGCAATTGCAGCGGCCTTGTTTCCGCTGAATTCGCCGACCTGCTGACCATCAGCGTTCACCACGATCCAATGACCATGGCCCAGTTGCTTCAGATCAAAGGCCTTGGGGAGCCCGCCGAGACCTTCCGTGGTCAGCGGTGCTGTGCCCGATTGCTGCTCCGTCAAGTCAACGACTGGATCATCCGTGCCGTCGTCATCCTCGGCATAACCCCGATCCTTCAATTGGCGCCCGTGCTGCTCGTCGGTGATGAAAGACTTCCCTTCCGGATAGGCAACACCCGCAAGCAGTAACGGCTTGATCAGTATCAGTCTCATGGCGGTCTCCAATCGGGGCCGCCGTGAGGCGACCCCGCTTTGATTAAGGGGTGGTTGGTGGGGTGAACGTGCCGTAGATGAACGCTTCCGGACGCTTGACCGCCAGAGCCGCTCGTTCTTCGCAACGAATCGAGATCATGTTCTTCTCGAAGTCATCGGCGTTCTCGGTGGAGATCACCACGTTGGCATCTTCGCGATCGAACAACTGCGCACCGGTCTGGAATGCACCTGTGAGGAACTTGCCTTGGAACGCGGCAATTTCAGTTGCAACGACAGGCAGCCCCCACAGCAGCGGGCCAGCAAGGCCAAGCGGGTTAGCCAGGATGTAGCGCCCCAAGGTGTCCTTGGTCAGTTCGATCTTTGCCCAGTCGATGAAGTGCAGGACGTGACCTGACGCAGGCAGTCGCGCCAGCTGGGCCTGCAACATTGCCAAGCGCAGGTCATCGATGCCCGACTGATGCTCAACGGTAAACGCCGGATCGAATGCAGTAGCCTGCGGCACGATGCCGTGCAGATGAACGCCCGTCCCATCACCGAACAGGATTTCCTGTTCTTCCGCGTATTTCAGGCCGTAACGCATTTCGATATCGATGGTGGACTGCAACTGCGAGAAGTCATCGAGGATCTGCTTCGATGCTTTGAACATGTGCGCGATGGTGCTCACCGGGGTGATTTTGGTCGCGAACTGGATATCGCTGTACGGCTTCGCGGTGCCCTCGGCGACAACCCGAGCGGCGTTGGTGAAACCGGTTTGCTGCACCCAGAAAATGGCAGAAGAGTCGGTACGGCCTGGTGCGATCAAATCTCGGATGAACAGTCGCTGCTTCGGCGGCGAATCAATACCAGGCAAGCGAGTCGGTTCAACAATGCCCGTCGGCACATTGCCGCTCAAAAGAGCAGCATGAACAGGGATGCTGATACGACGATTACCTTCGACATGTGCAGAGAACTGCTTCAGCGCTTCGCTTTTGATGACTACGCCGCCGACCGTATCGCGGGATGCCGCAGCGGTGTTCGCTGGAGTGCGCGCGAATTCCTGCTCCAGCTCACCGAGCTGCGCTTTCAACTGCTTTTCCGCTTCGGTGAGGCTGTTGAATTTGGTCGCCAGTTCGTCGACTGAATTTTTTGTTTCAGCGGACAGAGAGCCAGCTTTTTTGGCTTCCGCCAGCGCGTTTTCAGCCTGCTTACTGAATTCGTCGGTAGCCTTTTTGAGTTCGTTGGAAACATTCTTCAAGAGGTCGGCGGTAGTTTCGCTCATGGTTTTTCTCCGGTTTGGGATGCTGCTGCCGAGAACCGCGAAAGTGCGGCTTGTAGTTCGGCGATTGGGTTGGCCAGGTCGGCCGGTGTTTCGGCAGCGTTCTGCTTGCCGGAGGGGGTAGCGCCAGGCATACCCGCCTTGAGGTCTTGAATCAGGGATCGCCGCTCGGTGCGTGGCATGCCCTGTTTCGCAAGAATCATGTCCAGGCGACGCGCGGCCACCTGGTGGGGTGTCATTGCGCTGGCGTCTTCTTTCGTTGCGTCCGAAGCCAGCAGTGAGTCAGCAAAGCCAGCATCGATGGCGGCTGAGCCGCCCATCCAGGTTTCAACATCCATGAGCCGGCTCATTTCCTCGACCTTGTCACCGGTTCGCACGGCGTAGATGTCGGCAAGAGATCCATCGATCTGCTCGAGGAAGTCAGCAACTTCGCGAATTTCGTTTCGGTCACCAGCAACGCCGGTCCAGCTGTTGTGGATCATCAAGAAGCCGGCGCGAGCGATCTGCACCTCATCGCCAGCCATCGCAATGAACGATGCCGCTGAGGCTGCCAAGCCGAGAATCTGGACGGTCACCTTGCCCTTGTGCTCTCGCAGAAGGTTGTAGATCGCCAGCCCCTCGAATACATCACCGCCCGGGCTGTTGATTTTCACTGTCACGTCGCTATCGCCGATGCTGCGCAGCGCAGCGCTGACGCGCTTGGCGGTTACACCGTCCCCAGTCCACCAGTCGTACCCGATCGGGTCGTACATCGTGATGGTGTTGTCATCGGTAGCGGCCGCTTTGATTGATGGATTCCAGCGCTCCAGCGCCTTCGGCGTGAGGTCGCACTGAACCTGCGCGCACGGGCGAGCCACCGGAGCCACCGGAATGGTCTTCAGGGTCATGATTTACTCCAGGGTCAGGCTGCTTTAAGCAAAGGCAGCGAAATCAGCGCATGGGCCATCAGTGGCCCGTCCGGGTTTCCGGATTCCAGCGCCTTGTTGGCAAGCTCGAAAGCATCCGAGAGAGTCGCCTTGTCGCCCGCTTGGTTGGCGGCAGCAATTCGCAGCATGAAAGCTGTCGCAGCTGGAGACATACCGGCCGATTGCTTTCCAAGCTGATCGAGTGAAACCAGCGCGGACTGGACCGTGTAAATGTCACCACCAGGAATTGGCGGCAGGTTCTCCAGTCGACGCACTTCGTTTCGGCACATCCAGCCATTTTGCAGCGCAGTGTTGTACCAGGCGCCCCGGCCGGCGCTATCAGCACGGAGCAGACCCTCAACGGCGAACTCAGCAAAATACTCGTCAGCATCTGCGTCGCCGATCAGGCAGCGAGTGATCTCCTGCTCGATATTCACCAGCAAAGGCCGGAGGCTGTTGGTCAGGAAGTGCAAGTTCTGCGCCTCAACCGAGCTGGCCCAACTGGACTGCTTGTCCATGTGCCCAACCATGAACGGCGGAACACGGAACCAGCGGCACATCTCCTCGATGTTGAACGATCGAGACTCCAGCATCTGCGCCGCTTCAGGGTTCATTGTGATGCCCTGATATTTGAAGCCCGCTTCCGCGACCATGATCTTGCCGGCGTTCTTCGAACCCATGAATGCGTTGAGACTCGTCCGGAGCTGCTCGCGCTGCTGCGGACTGATTTTGGCGTCACTGCTGAGAATGCCGGAAGCCTGCATGCCCTGGGCAAACACCTTCGCGGCTGCCTCCTCAACTGCCATCGCCGATCCGAAAATCTCGCGGCCGGTTGTAACTGGCAACATCCCACAAACACCATCCAGGCCAAAGCCACGGATGTGCATGAGGCTCTTCTCAGGAATATCCCGTTCGTTACCGTTCTCTGTGTAGGTATATTTCAGCCGCCCAGTATCCAGGCGCTTCACACTCATGCACTGCGGTAGCAGCGGGACCAGCGCGATGATCCGGCTGCCGATCATTTTCTTTTCGACGAAGGCATTGCCGCGAAGGCAGATGCTCGCCACTACCAGCAGCATGAAACGCTGAGGCGTCATCTCCGAATTCGGCACCCGGCACAAAACCCGATATAACGGGTGATCCTTCGCCGGCGTGCGAGAACCGTCAGGCATACGCTGGTAAAGCTTGAGCGGTAGCGTGGATACAGATTCGGAAAGCAACCGCACGCAGGCCCAAACGGTGGACAGCTGCATGGCTTTATCCACTGACACATGCTTGCCCGCCGCCGATGTACCAAACCACTCCTGCCAGAGCGAGCCATCCTTAAGCCCAATCGGTACGCCGAGCCAGTTCTGCAGCGCAGCCTTCACCCGGCCTGGTTTTTTGTTGGCCATCAGATTCCTACCATGATCGGGTTATCGAAAAAGCCCTGCAGGTCGCCAGCGCCTTCGGGGTTAAGGGCCA